AGGCACCATCCAGTGCCGATAGGTAGAGAATAATGATTCTCGCAAAACATGTCAACTCTGCACTTTACAGGCATGTCTGTGGATAACTTTTTCTGGGGAAGTTTGTAAACCGGGGCTTTTACGGATGCTTTGATGTGTTACTCTAAGGTGCTGATAAATCAGCAGAAGCCGGTTGCGGGGCCGGTATGAAACCCCGTTAGGAGAAAGACCATGACTGCTCTGCATTTGAAGAACCCGCCGCTTCCGCAGCGATTTTTTACGCCTAGCCAGCCTCTCGATGAGCAAATTGAGACGTTAGATTCCCTCATCTCGAGTTCCCCGTCCGACACGGCTCGCATCTATACGATCAGCCCTGAACTTGCCGAGCATATCTTGAAGACCCGGAACGGGGCGAACCGTAGGCCTAATCAGCGCAAAGTGGATGAATACGTTTACGCTATGAAAACCAAGCGTTGGCCTGTAACTGGTTCCACGATCGTCTTTTCGAAGACCGGCTATCTTCTGGATGGGCAGCATCGTCTTCTTGCCTGCGCCAGAGCTAAAGTTCCGTTAACGACATTCGCGGCTTTCAATATTGCGGATGGCTCGTTCGCGATGATCGACATCGGTCGCAAGCGCAGTAACGTCGATGCCTTCACGATCCAACGTGTTCCCCACCCGGGCGTGGCAGCCTCGGCTTCCCGGTGGATCATGATCCATGAGAGTGATCCTTTGAACCGTGGCGTCACCTACACGAATGATGAACTGTTCACCTACTTCCGTGCAAACCTCGATACGCCGCTGTTTCATTCGGCGGTGGCCTCGGCGATCGCAATCGAAAAGGCGGGCAAGGATCGGGCGTCCGCTGGAAGCCGCCGCAACTATCTTCCTGCTGGGGCTCTGGCTGCGTATCTGATGATCTTCAGCAAGATCAACCGCAAGCATGCTTTGGCTTTTGCGGATCAACTTCTGAACAACCGGGGGCATGGCAAAGCGTATATCTCGGCCATTAAGGATCGTATGGACGCCAATGGTGGCCGCTTGCATGAGGCAGTGCGCAATGCGTTGTTGGTGCAGGCATGGAACGCTTTCAGGGCTGACACACGGCCCAGCAAGGCAATCTTTACATGGAACCTTTCCGGCGACTTCCCGGAAATCCGCTAACATTATCGGGGGCGCTTACCGGCGTCCCCATCCATTCAGGGGGATAACATGACCGAAGAAACCAATCGACCGCAGGAATATGAAATACACGATCTTTGCAAACTGTTCCCGCTCATGCCGCAGGATCAGTTCGATGCCCTCGTTGACGACATCCGCGCCAATGGTCTGCGCAACCCGATCGTAATCTACGAGAACAAGATCCTCGATGGCCGCCACAGATACAAGGCTTGCATCAACCTTGGCCGTCAGCCTGTTTCGGTTATCTATGATGGCGAAGATCCGTTGGGTTACGTCATCAGCCATAACCTTAGCCGCAGGCATCTTGATGAATCCCAACGCGCAATGATCGCTGGCAGGCTGGCTACACTCAAGGTTGGCGACAAAACTGCCAAGGTTGAAAGAGGTGCAATTGCACCTTCTTCTGGCTTAACCAATGAGGAAGCCGCGCGGCGGATGACTGTCAGTAAGGACAGTGTGAAGCGGGCTCGCAAGGTGCTTGAGAAGGGTACGCCTGAACTTGTTGAGGCCGTAGACAATAGCCAGATTGCAGTCTCGGTGGCCGCTAAAATTGCTGAGATGGAACCCGAGCAGCAGCAGGCGGTAGTTTCAGATCCGAAGCCTGAGCAAGCCATCAAGAAGATCGTAAGGCAGGAAAAGGAGCAGGCGCTTGCGGATAAGACGATCACGCAAAGCCTGAACAGCGACGGTAAGCTTTATGGTGTGATCTATGCAGATCCGCCGTGGAAGTATGAAACCTTCAGTGAGAATGGGATGGATCGGAGCGCCGATAACCATTATCCGACGATGTCCATGTTCGACATGCTAACGCTCAACATCCCGGCTGCTGATGATTGTGTTATGTTCATGTGGGCTACAGTCCCGATGCTGCCAGAGGCTCTCGACCTCCTCGATACATGGGGCTTCGAATACAAGTCTCACATCGCATGGATCAAGGACAGGCAGGGCACGGGCTACTGGACGCGCAATAAGCATGAGCTTCTGTTGATTGGAACGAAGGGCAAGGTTCCCGCGCCTGCAATGGGCACACAGCCACCATCGGTGATTGAACTGCCGCTTGGCCGCCACAGCGAGAAGCCAGCCTTCTTCGCAGACATGATCGCAAGTCTATATCCAACAACGCCTAAGCTTGAGATGTTTGCCCGCATAGGCCGCTATGGGTGGGATGTCATAGGCAACGAGGCCCCGGATGACGACTAAGCTATCATCTCGATGGATCTGCGGGCGTCTTCACGTTGAAGGCGTTCCGCGCGGTTCATGGGAAACGGATATCGCTTACTACAAGCGAGTAGCGAGACACTACACGCTGCTCCATGGGGAATACACGCGAGACATGAATCTTTGCCACGCATACAAGATGGGGACAAAGGTTGCAGACTTGGCCGTAGACTATGGCTTGAACGAGCCAATGGTGCGCAAGATCATCCGCAAGCATGGCGTCGAGATCCGCAATGCAAGGCCGCCGATACCATCGGGACGCAACAGCGAAATCTGCAAGCTCAGAGAACAGGGCTTCACATACGAACTTCTCTCAGAGCGTTATGGCTTAAGCATAGGCAGGCTGCGTGAGATATGCGGCAGAACGGACAGAGCCATAAAGAACAAGCGGCGCAAATCCCGTCACATCATTGAACCGCCACCCTTGGATATCACTGACTTAACCATCACATCCCTAGAATGGACGCCTGAGATGCAGGCAGCAGAGTTTGGACAACATAGGGACACAGACATCACATGAGACAGTCCAAGATCATCAAGAAGGTCAGTGAGACGCCGGAGGCTGTCGAAGCGATCAAGCGTCGCGTCGGTCGTCCAGCCAAACATGAGTATTCGCCTGAACTAGTAGATCAGATCATAGAGTGTATGGTTTCAGGAATGGATATGGTTGAAACGTGCAAGTATCTCGGTTTGCATGCCAAGACTGTGTATCGTTGGAAAGATGTCTACCCAGAATTTGACATTTTATGCGCGCGGGCACGGGAAGCGATGATGGAAAGGCGGCTTTCTGATCTGCGCTGCTCAATCAAAGAGGCGAAAATTAAGAAGGAAGATCCGACTTGGTTTAAGATCGAGTTGGCCTTCGAGCAGTGGAATGCAGAGCGCATGGCTCCGCGCCTGTATGCGCCAAAGAGTAAGACCGAGTTGACCGGCAAGGATGGTGCGCCAATCCAAGTGCAGCAGCACACGCTGATCGATAGCCGGTCGCTGGACCCAGACCAGCGGGACGCGCTCAGAGCCATTCTGATGGCTGCACAAGGGCAAACAGAGGGGGATGGGGATGAGTGAGTGGCAAGACATCAAAACAGCGCCAAAAGACGGCAGTATCGTATTGGGGTGCGCCCTGCATGAGGATGGTGGTCTCTACCTATCATTAGTTATGTGGGTCAAAGAAGATGAGAATGTGCTTGGGAGATCCGGTGAATGGGTTGGGCCAAGTTGTTGGGCTACTCAAGAATGTGATGCTGTTCCGGCTATGTTGACGCATTGGGCGTCGTTGCCTTCTTTTAAAGGGATGGATCATGGTCGAGACTAAGCCTTGCAAATGCGTCTGCGGCTCCATTAGCTGGGGCAGAGACCTCGATGCAGGCAGCTACACTTGCGTAAGCTGCTACAGGCCTCTGTGGCAGCCTATAGAGACCGCGCCTATGGATGGGTCACTGTTCTTGGCTTACATGGGCACAGACAACATGGAGATCGCCCGCTACGATCTTGAGCGCAGTGAGTGGTGGATAGACGCTTACGCGCCGCCGCATATCAAAAAGCATTGGATGGAAGCTTGGATGCCTTTGCCGGAGCCGCCCAAATGAAACAGCTTGCTAGTGTTCACATGACTTCAGCCGCCTTCCTGCGCGACAGGGCGCTCAAGGAGAACCTCCCCGAGCTTGCAGCCATCGCTGACCAGCTTGATGACTATGAAGAGTTGAAATCCATCACGCACTACTACGTCACCGCCTGCGCTCGCATGAAGCCTGCGCTGGAGATGATCGCCCAGACATATGAAGGCAGATGCGCCCGCAACATCATGGAAGCCCGCGCGCTGGCCTCAGAGGCTCTCAGATACGCAGAGGACCAATGATCAACCAATCCATGCTCCAACTCAATCCGCCCATCCCTGTGACCACGCCAAGGGGCAAGGCTCTTGCTCAGGTCCTGATCGACTACGGGGCCGAGCATGATCTCATCTGGGTCTGCTTCCAGCAGGATGGCGAAATCTGGTGCTGGAAGAATCAGGACATCCGCGCGGACAAGAACGTCACCTTCAACCGGGTTCCCCACCTGCCGACATAAACCTGTGAGTTTTCCTAGCTGGGCCTTGAAGGTGCAAGTCAAAGGTTTACATTGGTGTTGTTCAGCTAAGGGAACACACCATGTCTCAATACAACCCCTATAAAATCATCCACGAAATCACAGAGGCTCTTGAAGGTTTCCGCAACACCGTTTCGCAGCGCCAACACAACGATATCCTCGCCGCTCTAAAGCGTTGCCAAGAACTCATTGGCAGGCTCGCCTCCACCATCGTAGACCTCGATGTTCAGCAAAAACACAATGAGCTAATGCTTGAAGCAAAGCTCTATGCAAATATCCTCAGCGGCTTTTTTGAAGAGGCAAACCGAGAGCCTTATGAGACTAACTTCGCCGATATCAAAAGCGGCTTCAATCCTCGGGAATACCTGAAGGATAAAGGCGTCATCAAGCCTCTCAATGAGACGCGCGTTCAGATGGAGGAAAAATTCGCTGCCGATCGCAAGGCAAAGAAGGACGAGATCGACCGCATACTTTCTGAACTTGAATGGAAGCGCGCTCAGCAAAAGCTCAAGCGTGAACAGCGCAAGCTTGCAAAAAAGACTGAAGCCATCACGCTGCCGGTGATCAAGGTTGGACCGGTGCATGAGTATGTCAACAAGCTTAGAGCAGCGCATGGCCTCGGGCCTGTTAAGCCTCGCAAGGGCTACAAGCGTTCATTGGCAGAGGTTGTTGAGCCGCCTAAGCCCAAGCGCAAGGGTGGCCGCCCTCTTGGCAGTAAGAACAAGCCCAAAGTCGGTGTCCCGCCGAAGGCTGCGATTGGTCCGCTTTATCCAAACACATTGAAACGCATCAAAGCAAAGAAAGGCAGCAGCAAATGAAGATGGCTCACTATTGGGAGAAGCAAGAGCAGCGTTGGTACGAGCAGTACCTGCAAGCTGAGAAGATCATTGATGAGATGGAATCCGCTATTCGGCAGATTGAGGATCTAGCTTTCAAGCACATCCATGATGCTGCGGTGCGCGACCAGATCAGCAAGGTCGTTGACGCTGTTTGGAGAGGGGCGAGGAAATGACTGAGAAGAAAAAACGCGGGTTTGCTGTCATGAGCCCTGAAAAGCGTAGGGAGATCTCCAGCAAGGGCGGCAAGTCTGTGCCGCCTGAGAAGCGCACCTATTGCGACAAGGAGAAGGCTGCTGTCGCAGGCCGCCGTGGAGGCTTCATGCGAGGCATCACAAGGGGCGGCAAGCATCCCAAGCCAGAGCCGCTCACGCCTGATGAGCTTCTGGTCTGCGAAGTAACAGGCGTTCACCCTGATGTCTATTTGAAGGGGAAGGCTCTCCTTGCGCAAGAAGGCCGCAACGCTGATGGAAGCAAACGATAAACTCATCCGTGATCTGCAAGACGAGGTCTACAGCCTGAAGGAGCAACTTAGGCAGTTGCGTGAAGACGTTGGGCTACAGCCGGATGTCACCTTGGTTGGAATCCTATCTCACCAGCAGTCATCACTGATGATGGCGATCTATCGCAAAAGGCTCGCTACCTACGCCTATCTCGATCACATCACAGCGCAGACTGGTGCTTATCATCGACGGCATGGGCCGGAAGACGAACGGAATAGGACGAAGGTGGCGGTGTTCAAACTGCGTGAAAAGCTGAAGCCCTATGGCATCGAGATCAGTGTCTTGCGTGGCATGGGGTACTATCTAAACGATGAGAACAAAGCGAAATTAGAAAAGCTGATGGAGAAGAAAGATGACTGAAGCATCGCGAGTGCAAAAGCTGCTTAATGATCAAAACGAAGAAATTGATCATCTCAAGAACCGTATAGAAAAACTGCAAAATGCACTGAGGTGGATTTCTGGTTCTGGTACTGTTCAATATGATGAGAACCGTCAGATAGATTATGTGAGGATGAACTGGAAATATCGCGATCTTGCCAGAAGAACGCTTGAGGGAGATTATTGGAAAGATGATCCAGTATATGAACCTAAAAGCATACAAAGAACATTGTACATCAACATAGGCGCAAATGATGTTTATGTCGAAGCGTTCAGCATAAAAGCAGCAGCAGATTATTGGGCGAACTATCGCGTGAAGAAGCCAATAGCTCGCTTGATGGTCGATGTGGAATACAACGAAGGAGACGGAGTCGATGACTGAATGGCAACCAATCGACACTGCGCCAAAGGATGGGACAGAAATTCTTTTGGGCGGATTATATGCGAAGAAAAAATGGACTCAAAGCGTTGGTAGCAGGGTTGGAAAATATTGGATGTCAAATGATGGGGGAGACCCTGAATGGTCATCTATTATTTTCTTTAAGCCAACCCACTGGATGCCTTTGCCTGCGCCGCCTAAGAAGGGGGATGAGTGATGACTGATCTCATCATGCCAAGACGCAAGTTCCTTACCGGCTTGTTTGGCCTTGTAGCAGCGCCTGCGGTTGTCAAAGCTGCCAACATCATGCCGGTGAAGTACATACCGCAGCACTTACATGAATTGGATGGCATTGGGTTAACCACCATAGCGCATCCCGTTCGCACAGGCGGCGGCATCCGTCTCAGCGAACTGCGCGAGTTGCTCATGCCCGGCTTACAGAAGATGGTCGATGACATGTACACAGAGCATCCCGGCTATGGGAAGTTTCTGTCTATAAAAACTTAACACATCCACAGAACGTGTTAAAAAAACAGGAGAAAGTTAACATGAGCGATGATCTTGTGAAGCGGTTGGAATGCTATGCCGACTTGAATGACGCCGTCTATCACCCGTGGGTTTATAAGGAAGCAGCCGACCGCATCGAGAAGCTGGAGGCGGCGCTGCGGGCAATCATCGTGCATTGTGAAGTGCCAGCACCGCCAAATGCCGAAGCATTAAAAATGTTCGCCCGCAAAGCACTGGAGGGGGAAAATGCGGCGCAAGAACCTATCTAAACGGCGCTGGAAGGCCCGCTTGATGTTGGGCTTGTGGATACCCGGCATGGTTATCCACGCCTATGGCTTTGAACCGCCGGAGGGCTATGCTGCGGAAGCTCACCCTGACCTAGACTTTTGGCGGATCATTAAATGTGGTACAATGACAGCATGACAGACGATACCTACGTCTCCAGCGGTTGGCATTACAACTACGGATGGCTTCGTCGCCCGGAGCTAGACGACGAGAACGGCTATGCTTACGAGGAGGCGGATGGGGATCTGATCTTCACCCGCCGCATTTCGCACTCGGTGCGGGCTTACCTCGATTGCTGGAGAGATAGCGAGACCGGGAAGCGTTATCTGACCTTCACCCGGTTGCCGGTTAAGTGCTGGGCGAAGGCAAGCAAATGAGCCTGTTGCAGCTTGATGGCAAGACGATCTCGATTGAGGAGCAGTTGCGGGATCTTGACCGCGCCGACTGCGAGGACAGCCTTTACACCTTTTTAGTGAACGGTTGGCGGTATATCGACCCTGCGCCTTTCGCGCATGGCTGGCCGATTGAAGCCGTTGCAGAACATCTTCAGGCGGTTGTGGATGGTGAGATCAAACGCCTTATCATCAACATCCCGCCTCGCTGTTCGAAGTCCTCCATCACCTCGGTGGCCTTCCCAGCGTTTACATGGGCGCAGAGGCGTGTCAGCGATACGAGCGGTCCCGGCGTTCATTTTTTGCATGCGTCCTATTCGCAGATCCTGACACTGCGCGACTCAACTAAGTGCCGAAGGTTGATCGAGAGCCCTTGGTATCAATCACTGTGGGGCGACCGGTTCCAGCTTATGGCTGACCAGAATACGAAGAGCAGGTTCGATAATGATAAGGGCGGCTCGCGTCTCTCCACTTCAGTTGGGTCTTCTCTTACGGGAGAGGGCGGGAACATCATTGTGGTGGACGACCCCAATGCGGCGCAAGAAGCCCACTCAGAAGCAACGATTGCGACCACCATCGAATGGTGGGACGGCGCGCTGTCGACTCGTCTCAACAATGCCAAAACGGGTGCATTCGTTGTCATTCAGCAGCGTCTCGGCGAGGAAGATCTTACCGGGCACATACTCAGCAAGGATGTGGGGAACTGGACCCATCTTTGCCTTCCAATGAGGTACGAGCCGGAAAGGTCCTTCGTCACCAGCATAGGTTGGCAGGACCCTCGCACAGAAGCCGGGGAGCTTCTCTGGCCGGAAAGATTTGGCGAGCCGGAGGTAGAAGAGCTTGAAGGCAAGATGGGGCCGTGGACGGCTGCTGGGCAGCTTCAGCAACGTCCTGAACCGAAAGGCGGCGGCGTCATCAAGCGGGAGTGGTGGCAACTCTGGGAGCGCGACACGTTCCCAAGCCTCGATTATGTGATCGCATCGCTCGATACCGCATACACCACCAAAACCGAGAACGATTACTCGGCGCTGACGGTTTGGGGCGTCTTTTCCGGTGGCGATCAAACTGCGATTGCTAACCGAGTCATCGGGCGTGATACCGAAACAATCTCAGTCATCAAGCGTACCTATACCGAAGAGCATCCAAAAGTTATGATGCTGTGGGCATGGCAAGAGCGACTTGAGCTTCACGATCTTGTTGTTAAAGTTTCGGAGAGCATGAAGAAGTTCAAGGTGGACAAGCTGCTGATTGAGAACAAGGCGGCGGGCATTAGCGTAGCGCAGGAAATCCGCAGGTTATATGGGCATGAGGATTTTGCGGTTCAGCTTGTGGACCCTAAAAGCCAAGACAAGTTGTCCCGGCTGTATTCGATACAGCATCTGTTTGCGGAAGGCCTTATCTGGGCTCCCGATCGGTCATGGGCAGATCAGGTGATAACGCAGACAGCGACGTTCCCGCGCGGCAAGCATGACGATTTGGTGGATACCGTCAGCATGGGCCTGCGGCATCTGCGTGAGCTTGGGTTGCTGGTGCGTGGCGCAGAGTTTACAGCAGATATTGAGAGCCAAATGGATTATGCGGGTTCTGCGCCGCCTCCGCTTTATGGTATTTGAAGTTTGGTGGCCGGGAAGACCGGTGAGGCCCTGTAGCGCAACAGGAACCCAAGATGCTGGAGCCCTCGCCCAGCCCACCAACAAATTGGCGGCGGCACAACGAAATCGCATGTGTGCAGGGTGATAGCAGCTTGGCCCGGAAGCCAAGACAGTCAGGGTAGCGTCTGACCCGCCAACACAATTCGCCCGGTGTTTTCCCGTGCCGGGTTAGGTTCGCCCGAAGCTCTGCAAAAGGGGAAACGGGACA